ATCTGCCTTTCCACCACCAACAAGTAACCATTGTTGACCATCAGAAATTTTCATAAACCCACTCTGAGAGTCATATATTACTAGACCCTCATCATGAACAGGATAATTAGATACTCCGTTGTAAATGGGAACTCTGAGACCAGTGCTCGCAATAACAGTATTGCCCTCTATTCTAGCTGCGTTGACCTGTCCCATTAAATGTATCCTTGATTTGACATAGCGTTTTGTATTTCAGCAATTTCCGTAGTAGAAATTCTTCTAGCATAGGCAGCAAATAATCTTATATCTCCCCACCACTGAGATCCACTACTAGGTGTTGTATTACCACTATGATATCCACCTATAGATCCAAAACCTCTATTATATCTAGCATTGGAATTACTTATAGATCCTCTAGAAATACCATTTACATGTAACTCATACGTTGGATTATCAGAATTACTCCACCTCCAAATCATAACCATGAATGAATTACTTCCATAACCTGGCAAAGATTGTTGAGAATATCCAGTCCCTATAAATCCAGCACCATTGTTATCATACATTCCAATATTCCAAGCACCAGACTGAACAATAACATGATGGTCTGCACTATATGATCTAGTAAGTGTTCTCCATTGAGAAGTAGAGTTTAAAATTCTAGTTACAACAACATAACTAACATCACCACTTAAACTGATGTCAGTACCATTTTTTGCTTGACCATGATTTCCTCCAAAGTCCATGTATCCAGACATTTGTCCTGCACCACCTTTAAATGCTCCATCTACTACTTGGAAATTATTATCATAACCACTTAAATCTGTCCAAGTAGTTCCACTACCAGGATATGAATCAGTATTTGTAGCATCTAGATATACTCTCATACCATCAGTAGGTAATGCACCACCAGATTTTTTAGAAATATTTACCCACGCAGTACCATTCCAAACTTCTACTTCCAGAGTATCTGTGTTCCAGATAATTGTTCCCTGTGCAGCATTTTGAGGTCTTTGATTAGAAGACACAGCTGTCAAAGTTATAGTAGAGTTAACACTGTCAACTTCTAGACTTCCGTTAACGTCTAAATTATTAACATTTATATTAGAAACATTTAGGGTTCCCATAGATCATACATAGTCCGTCCATTTATATTTATCGGATAAAAGCATTAAAAGTCATTCTACTTGCATTCCACTTCTTTTGTTGGAAGTGGATTGAGTGCCAAAGATTACCTTCGTACATGATTAACTTGTTAAATTCATGTGGTTCTATGTGATATCTTGTCCACTCTTTATGTTTTACTTGAGATGGATCAAAATTTACCATTGCCTGTACAGGATTCAATAATCTTTTTGCTCTATAATTTTTATCGTATAACGTAGTCTCCTCCCCTGTCTCTTCACTTCTAAAAAATGATGTACCATTATCATCACCATCGTAATCATCTTCTGTATTGAAAGACAAGACACCAGCATACCTAACTTCATCTGTGTGCGGAAATAAACTTTGATATCTACATTTCTCTTTCATATCATATATTTGAAAACCAAATCTAGTTTCATCAGGAAATCTCATTATCTCACTACTACCTTCAAAATATTTTGTTGCCACATACTTCATTGGTTCATACAAAGCTTTCTTATGTATGCTCATATAATGAATGTAACCTGGTAGATTTGTAACCTCTCCTTGATATGTGGAGACATAATCTATAGATTGTGCATATGCTTTTAACTCATCAGGATATTGAAAAAAATCCTTGACTATTACGATTCTATTTTTATGTTTCCCTATATGTTTTTGTTCTACTTCCCAACTAGATGGATGTGCTACAGAAAAAAGTTTTCTATCAATTACTTTCATTAGATTTCTCCAATACCATTACAAATAAACCATTCCACCAATGAGTTGGATTTTCTATAATCTTACTAAGTATTTTTCTCTCAAAGTATAGATCATAATTATTATCTTTCACAAATTGTATTGCTGATTCTATGACTCCATCAAAGTTGGCATCATCTACAACTAAAATAAATTTGTCTGCAAGGAAAGGTGCTATATGATTCAAAGCATTTAATTGTTGTACATAATCATGATTAGCATCATAGAACACCACGTTTGGTTTCTTTCCTTGAAAATCTTCTTCTTTTAAATTAAGAATATCAGATTTTAAAAATAATGATTTTCCATTCTCATATTTTTTAAAGTGTCTCTGAAACTCATCAAAGGCATTACCAACTTCACTCCAATGTAAATTGTTTGTCATTGGTTTGCATTCTGGATCTGAGTAATCATCAACACCAATATTTTCTACATCATTTCCCATTGTAGCAGCAAAAAATGTACTACCCATCAATGTTCCTAGTTCAAGATATACAACATCATCATGAGAACAAAGGTTGTTCAAGAAGTGTCTAACTCTATTTGATGTTATTCCTTGAATCTCATATCCCTCTGATACAAAATTAGATTTGAATGACAAAGCATTATCAATAGCATCCAAACATCTTTGTGTATATTCTTCCACCTCAAATTTCTCCCCTATCTTCTTGAGGTGTGAGTCTACCACAGACTCACAGTAATTACAATCCCAACAGTCAAACTTACATGTTTTGATCTTATCTCTCCACAAATTTATCGGAGCATCCTTGACTTTTAAGTCATCCATGTATTCATCAAACTCAGGGAATAAGAGTTCATCTTCTTTTGCCCATCTCTCTATGATGTCCATAGACTCTTTTAGTCTCATCATGTTTTCTCTACCATGCATCTTGAATACATCTATACCAAGATCTAAAAACTCTTCCCAATCTTCTCTCCATGGAGGTAGGTTTGCTGCTTTCAACGCAGAAGAAGGATCTTCTATATCCCATTTAGAACAAGAGTTTGTACTAATAGGATCCATAAAAAATTGTGGAGACTTACCTTGTCTTGTACTATTGAAATGATAATGCTCATCCATAATACTACAACCACCCCAACAACCTTCGTTTGCCAGTAATGAAATCTCTACTGGTTTACCAATCTTCTTGCAGTATTCTTTTGCCTTCTTTATCTCTAGTAGTCCACTCTTGTCACGCATCATATCTCTGTCTAAGTTAATATAATGGAAGCCAGCCTTAGCAAGATTTACGATATCGTTTGCCTTACAAACATTCCTTATGATAGTATTCTTAATTTTTAAGTCAGGAAATGCTGACTGTATTTGACCAGATGCTACCCATGTAGTATGTGGTATCGTAGCAATACGAACATTGAACTGATCATATATCTGTCTAAAATTATGAATGAATAAATCTAATCCCTCTTGATCTGGTCTAACATATATGTTATTGAATGTTGCTGATATAGGTATGTCTGTCTCTCGTGATATTACTAAAGAGTTAAAAACTAACTGAGATATATCTCCAGCAAAAACATCACCCATCGCATCTTGCGTAAAGGGTGGCATTCTACATGTAAAGTATAAGTCTTTAATGTAAGGTTTATATTTTGTCAACCATGGTATAAAAATTCCATCCGTGAATTGTTTATCAAGTTTAGGATTTATTGGGAGACTGAAGACGGATTTTTTCATTTGGTAATGTAGTCAAAACTTTAGTTTTAATTTCAAGATTTCTTGCTTCTTGTAGTTGTTCTACTTTTGGCATTTCTGCCATTAACTTAGGAACAGAGTAGTCCTTGAATGATCCTTCAATAACTTTTCTAACCTCTGGTAGAAGTTGCTGTGTCATTTTTTCAACTCCTGCTGTTAACATTGTAGCATGTTCTACAGCACCTTGTATAGCAGTTAACTGATCTTCTGCTGGCATATTTAAAATAGAATCTAAATTACCACTTCCAATCCTACCACAGTTGTGTACATCAACTGCAGCTTGCTTTGCCATTCTAGTAATCCAATACTTTCTATCCTCGTCTTCTTGTGTCACACGATAATATTCTATACCTTTCCTGTCGTCCATGTGATTACGAACCATATCACAGAACTCAGATATTTCTCTCTCATATGTAATGTACTTTTTCTCAAACAAAGACTCATCGTACTTTGCTTTCTCCATTTCTATTTCTAATCTTTCTACTTCTAACTCATCTGAGTCAGGTCTTTTCTTTTCTCTTTCTAACTCACGTTCTAATTTCTTTCTAGAGTTTGTACATAACTTATGTTTGTACTGTAATTCAACATACCCATGTTGTCTTGCTTCAAGTTCCAACAATGCTTGTTGAACTTTTTTGTATGGAGTGATCTGAGAACCAACAACAAAAGTATCATTCTGATACATTGTCTGTCCCATCTGCAAGTTTACTGCAGCATCTATAATATCATCATCTGATAATTTAGATCTTAAATCAATACTAGAATCCGAATGTTCCATATGCGACTTCACCGTTCAATCTATTCATATTATCATCCATTCGTCCTAACTTTTGTGCTTGGACTCGTGGCATACCTATATTTAGGTAGTCTTCCCAGAGGATATTCATGTCCCACATATTGTCCGCAAGTTTGAATTGTGAACGAATAGCATGATATTTTCCTAAGAGTGCTGCATATGCTCTTACATATTCATTGTGTTTTTCCAATATTTTGTCAACCAATATCTCCTTTCTCATACCTCTAGTCATTGCAAGTATATCTAAGAAAGGTGTTTCTGCATCTAGACTTTCTTTATATGCTCTTGCCTCTGGTAATTGATATACCCATGACTCACTTTCTACATCGTGACAGTTTTTAAAGTTTTTAAATCTTAATTCAAATTCTCTTTCAATAACTAAGATTGCTAACTTCTTCATCCATATCAATGCATTCTCAATCTTCTTGGAGTTCATTGGAACTTTACCTTTATTCCACTGAACTTGTCCCTTTGCATCCATAGAAGCAATGTAATCTTTTGAGTATTGTCTTATCTCACCAGCATAGTTCACACCATCATGTAATTCTTTTTCAGTAAATTCAATGTATCTTTTAAGACCAGACTTTAATGTCTCAAAGACATCACGTTTCATCTTAACAATTGATATATTGAAAAAGTTATAGCAGTTATGGTATGTTGTCTCATGCTCTCTCAATTCCATGGCACGAAGATCTTCTTCACACAAACCCATGATGATATATCCTTTCTGTACGTCTTCTTTATCTTTAATAAACTTTTTAACTTCTATCTCTAGAGGATGTTGTGGTTCATATTCTGGACGTAGTAGATCTTCATCCAATACCATATGTGCTGGTATCTTGGACGTCCACTCTACCTCAAATGCTTTCTCCTCAATAAAATTAAGTTTCTTTTTCATATTACTGATATCTTGTAGCAGTTACCGTAAATGCTGCAGTAACACATGCTCCTGATGATTGTCCTTGGTGTCCTTTTGGTTCTGATTTGTATCCACACATTGCCATACTATCATTAGCATGGAAAATTTTCATAGTTCTATTGTTCTGACGAGCATTACCAGATCCACCACCACCTGAGTAGTTACCTAACATGTATCCCCAGTCTTGTCCCATTTCCATATTCTCTTCACCAGAAGCAACATCTATCTGGTTAAAGGTTGATATGTAGTTTCCAGTGTTACTAGTAAATTTCATCCACTGTTGCGTAACATTATTACCGTTACCATGATAACCAATATTCCATTTTGTAGATAGAGATTTCTTCCAACCATCACCTGTTTTATTAGATGTGTTCCAGTTTCCAGTAGACTCAGTTGCAAACTCAATGTACCTAGTGTTTCCATTATCTGAGTGACTGTAACCTCTGTTTTCTCCTTCAGTAGCAGAACAGAAATCAGATGTATGTCCTCCACCTATTCTAGACATCAATTCTGATGAGAAGTTGAGTCTACCCCAACCACTACTTCCTTGGTTACCACCACCTGTGACGTAACCTCTCTGTACTAATTGACCTGATACAGCACCAGAATCGTTTACAGAACCATATAAGTCCCAACCAACACCAATGGTGTCAGGTGTAGTTCCGTAGTTATCAGTTGTGTTGTAGTCAGGAGATGAACCAGCAGTTCTACCTGTTCCTGTGTGTAAGTTTATAGATGAAGTATGTGCAGAGTTACCACCCCAACCATTATTACCTCCATAAACATATCCATTATAGTCTCCAAAGTTTCCATCAACGTATGTTGCTGCTCTGTCTAATTGATCTCCACGACATATAGTAACGTCTGTAGCGTGGAATGTTTGGTTAACAGTTCTCCATGGGTTTGCTCCTCTATATCCACCCATCAAGAACCCGTGTGTGAAAATACTTCTATATTTAAATTCTGATCCTATGCTTATTGAATAACTATTACCTTGATAATCATACCAGTTACCAGTTCCATCAAAAGGAAGTTGCCCGTCATTTGGTACAGTAGGGTTCTGTAAGTTTATACCACCTGTATCTGCATCGCCTGGTGGCATAGCAGTACTACCAGCATTGTTTTCAAATGTATTTGGATGTGCCCAATATGCTGTAATACCATCAGATGCTAACATAGCACCCATAGTTTCTATGGATTGTTCTGGTAAAGTTACAAAGGGTTGTCCATTCTGTAGTAAATTTCCTGTAAAATCTATACTACCATTTACACCAAGACTTTGTAACACATTTATTTCACCTGTACCTGACAGTGTTGATAAATTATCAGTTTTTAATGTTGACGCCATCTCTTTACACTAGACTCCTTTTCTTATTTAGTCTAAGTCTTCGTCAAACTGTTCCTTAGAGAAATCATAATGTTTAAATTCTTCAACATCCCATTTAGGAGAAGGGAATTTTCTTTTAATGTCTGCCATCCTTCTATAGAATCTTCCTTCTTTACCAGGCAATATACCATCATCAATGTCATGCCAAATACAATCTAACTGTTCTCCCAATTCTGGGTAGTTGATTTTTCGTTTGCCATAAAAATCTTGTAGTTCTTTATTGCGTCCTTCTATCCATGTTCTGAAGGCAGATCGTTTTCTAGGAAATTTATCCATCGTTTCTGTTGTTAATTACAAATGAGTATTTACCGTTGTCTAGTATTCTAGGCATAAAGTTCATGGAGATAGATGTTCTATCTGCCCACATATTGAGATTACCATTATAACCGTGTATAAGATGAGACTTCCAAAGTAGAAGGTCTCCTTCTTTAGGTCTAATATCTTCAACATATCTGTTATATTTAGTAGGGGAATCCCAGTCCTTTGCGTGAGCAATGTATGGATGACACTCTGGTTCTCTTTTCATAAACATCAAAGGTGCATGAACCCAATCTACCAAATTAACATAATACGTTCCTGAGATCAAACAATTATGATGGTTATGTTCTGATTGTTGTGCTCTCTCTAAACAATAGTTCATCCAAGCATCAGTAACTAACAATTCATTTTCATCTGATAGAACATAGTTATGAACCTTAGTAAAAAAATGAGTAGCACATTCAAGCACCCATTTTTTATGTTCTTCTAACTCTGGATGAAAATCATATATGTTTGTATTTGATTCATTGTAATAATGAAATAGATCACCACTCAATGCATTTTGATTATAATTTTCATCACCTGGTTTTACAATATCTCTAATGTTCTGACAAATTAATTTGACATCATCAATTTTATCTTTTGGATACTGATATACTCCACATATAGAAGGGAAAAATTCAATTACTTGATGTTCCATAATTAAGCAATAAATCCTTGTAACGATAGTCTAGCACTACTATCTGTGCTAGTTGTATTAATTTTATGCATGATGTTAGAATTCAAAATTAATCTATTTGGTTTAGGGTGGAAAAATTGTCCTATGCCTTTGTTAATCATAGTATCAAATAATTCCTTATTATCAAAAACTTTCCAAAGCATTGATCTATCCACACCTTTCAAATCAATTGTTTGAAATTCTCCACCCCATTCTGGTGACCAACTCTTATGACAATAGAAAGTAAATGCTTTTTTGTATGCACGATCATTATGCCATTTCAATCCAGATCCTGGCATGTAATAATACGGAGTCATAGTAACTCTACCTTGCTCAACTACAGAATTAATTTTTTCTATAATTGCTATTAAAGATTTGTCAATACCATCAAGGGGAGGAACTCTTCCTGCTGGAAAATATATTGGTTGTCCTTTTAACACTTTTGCATCAGGATTCCAAACATGATTCCATGTACTCTCTGTCCTTTGGATATTCATGAACGGTATTATATTGAACCATTCAAACAACATCTCAAAATCCTCTTCTGGAAGCACATCATCATAAACTTTGACATGCTCAGAATCAAAAATTAGATTCATTCTAGTTCTTCAAACAACTGTTCTATTCTGTCGCTTCTCTCTTGTAACTTCTGTTGCAAAGGAGATCTAGTCATAGTCGTTCTTATCAATGATAAAAAGAACAGTCCTATTACAATGTAAATTATGTAAGCTTTCATAAAAAAATTATACTCAATTATATTATATCACGTTTTTGCGTTTGTGGAAAGTAAATAATAATTTCCTATTGCGTATGCATTACCATCGTTAAATCCCATGTTAGTTGACACACTTCCTACACTAGGTCTACTACCACCATAAATTCTTTGAAATCCATTACCACTATAGTCACCGTTAGGTTCTGAGTGGGTGCTATCTCTTATCCACCATCTGTTACCACTTGCTACTCGCCATTCATTACAGTTATTACCACCATAATATGAACTTCTCATGATACAACCAGTGTAGTTACCACCACCATTAGGTTTGTAAACATGTCCTACTCCTTCCCAATATGAGTTGAAGTTTCCTGAGTCTAATGCTTGCACTGCATATGTTGCTGCCAACCAACAGTTTCTAGATCTTCCTTCCCATAAACCTAAACCAAGAGAAGTTCCTGCATGAGTATCTGTGACATAACTTATGTTAGGACCTGATCCTTTTGAAGCATAAAAATCATATCCACCACCATCATATGTTGTATCAACATACATCTGTAATGCGTTAGGCATACTAGAAGATTTAATCCAATATAAACCACTGGAAAGACCAGTATTATCTGTTACTAATTGTAATCCAGATGTTGCTGCTTTATCTGGAGACGAACCATCTAGTTTAGCAGAACCAGCAGATTGCCATTCTGTGCCATTGTAAACTTCTAATGCTTCTTCCTCGGTATTGTATCCAATGAAACCAGTATTAGGACTGCTAGGTCTAGTAGAATTATTCCATGTAGGAACATCTAAATTACCATTTATTCTTAGTGTATGACCGCTAGGGAGAGAGACTTCATTACTAAAATTAGAAAGTCCTTGAATATTTCTGACTTGTAGTGTGCTCATAAGATGCTCCAGGCTGCTCCGTTTGATATTGTAATAGTTGTGCCATTGGTAATTTCAAGAGGTCCGAAACTACCACAGTTGGTGTTTGTTGGGACTGTGATGTTTTCAGAAATAGTATTTCTATTTGCTTTCATAACACCATAAGTATCAATCCACTGTGCGTCACCATTTGCTTCTAGTCTTCCAGAAACTTCAATGTTTCCTTCTACTTCTAATGCTTCCTCTGGATTCTTTGCACTTGAGAATCCAATACCAACTTTAGATGGTCTATAGATGTCATTTCCGTTAGGTGATTCTGTCCAACGAGAAGTAACAAACTCAGCATTATTTTGGTAAAGAGTTCCGTTAAAGTTAACGTCTCCTTGTATATTTAGTTGATAATTTCTGTTCTGATTATTGGTAGGATCAACACCTGATGTGTTAGTTGTATTGATAGCAACTCTATTTGTACTACCATTAATTGTAAATGCTGGTGTACTATTCCAAGTTGTTCCACCATTATTAGTAGATGCTTGAATTGTGAATAGATCATTGCCTACTGTCTGGTTACTAACTACAAAGTTTCTGTAAGAAGAAGCACCACGGAAGTTTATTCTTGCACCAGAGTTATCATTATCCTCATCAATATTAAGTGTACCAGTAATCATTGCAGTACCAGCAACTTCTAATGCGAAGTCTGGTTCACGATTTATGTTAACACCTAATTTTCTAGATGCAATAATATCACCAACAACACGAAGATATAGTTCTGGTTGATCACCAGATATTGTAAATCCTTCACCGTACTCAGAGTTTGGTGATGAACCGTCTTGATGTCTATAAGTAATGTAACCATTTTGAGTAGGAGTTCCAGCAACATCACTAAACCTAATTGGAGCACCAGCACCATTTGTACTTGATTGAACGAATATACCACTATCACCTATAACATGTAATGTTGTTGATGGGTTAACACCAGCATTAATACCAACTCTGTCTGTTGATACGTCAACAAATAATGTGTCAGTATCTACTGCAAGATCATTAACAAGAGTTGTTGTTCCAGAAACTTGTGCATTACCAGATACATTGAAGTTAGAACCAGCACCTGTAATGGTTAGGGTTCCAGTCATAGTGTCACCAGTCTTCAATACGTTTGCTGATGCAGCACCTGATAGTGATGCAGTAATTGTACCAGCAGAGAAGTTACCAGATGCATCACGGAAAACACCAGAGTTTCCTACGTTTCCAGTTCTGAATATTATATTACCTTCGTTC